TTGTGGTTGTTTCTTAGGGACTATTGCCGAATTTAGAGCTAAGGTTACCGATACACATGGAAATAATAAGCACGCAAAAATGTATAACCTTGCTGCAGATATGGCAGAACTACAGATTTTAGGCGAAGAATATTTTGACAAGCTGAACACTAATAAGTCAGAACCGTTTTGAGGTGAGATCATGAATTGTGATATATGCCATAAGGAAACGATGTCGGGTAGATGAAACTAAAGGCTTACGCATACATAGGAGACGACGCAGAATCAGAAATTACATTTGCAAACACGGCCGGACAAGCCAAGGCAACGTTTGCAGACATAATGGGCGAACGCTTTATAGACGTCAAAGATAAATATTGGGAAAACGGGAAAGTGCCCGATGAAGCATTTTTAGCGCACGGATGGAGCGTATCATGCTATAAATGTGGAAAAATGGTTGATATAGATACCGTTGTACTGATTGATACCAGAGGGGCACTTTGCAAAGAGTGCGCAGGGAAGGACGGTAAGTAGTATGACTAACTTGGACAAAATACGTACAATGCCCCCGGAAGAATTGGGGGCATTTTTATCAAACCTAGTAGCCATAGAGGATTGTTTTGAATGTCCTATACGCGACGTTTGTAACGAGCGTATGGTAAACCCCAACAACGAGGCATTTCATACATGTGAACTGTCGTTTTATCACTGGCTGCAACGGGAGTATAAGCCGGGATACTTTGAAAACCAATAGGAGAGTAGCGCCATGATTACCGCAGAAAGCAAAGCAAAGTTATTTGAAAAAACCTACGACGCCTATTTGCTAGCGCAATCCGTGACGCGCGTCTATGGCGTTGAAAGCCCCCCCGGTCAAAGCGCAATGAAAAAGCTACGCGCAGAGGTGAAAGCCTGTAGTGACAAGGACCTGCTAGAAGAATACTTAGACTATCAGGACCGGGAGATTGACACTCCCCACGGCTAAAGCCGGGGGATTCTCGGTTCGCTGACCGTTGCCTGCAAGCAGGTCTTACATGGTCTCCCCGAGCGTTAGGTTCGGGCGTGTCCCGCCCTACCGTGTATGGGCTACGCTAACAGGCGCAAGCCCTCGTTCAAGATGTTTTTGGCGGCATTTACGTCCCGGTCGTGGACAGCACCGCAGACCGGGCAAACCCATTCGCGGACGGACAAGTCCTTTGTGCCGGGCCATTGAGCACCACAAGCAGAACAGAGCTGCGAGGACGGGAAGAATTTATCCACACGGACAACCGCTTTCCCGTACCACGCCGCCTTGTACTCCAACTGCCGCCGGAACTCGCCCCAGGAAGCGTCTGAAATAGACCGGGCCAGTTTGTGGTTCTTGACCATATTCTTGGGTGCTAAATCCTCAATGGCTATCAGGTCATAGTCCCGGACAAGCTGGGTGGACAGTTTATGGAGCATATCGCACCGCTGATTGGAGATGTGTTCCTGCAACCTGGCTACCTTCAACCGTGCCTTTTCCCTGCGGCGGCTCCCCTTTGACTTTCGGGAGAGCTGGCGTTGGAGGCGGGCAAGTTTACAGGTACTTTTGGTCAGGAACTTGCAGTTTGGGTATTCCACACCATCGGAGGTGATGGCAAATGCTTTCAGCCCCATGTCGAGGCCGACCACCGCCCCGGTAGAGGGCAACGGGTCGATCTCCACATCGGTGCAGCAGAGGGAAACGAAATACTTCCCAGACGGATTCTGGGAGATGGTGGCGGACAGGATACGGCCCTTGACCTCTTTCGAGATACGGCACTTTACAAGGCCAAGCTTTGGGAGCTGGACGAAGCCTCCAACAATCTTGATGTTCGTTCCGACACATTTGCTTTTGTACGACTGGCGGCGGCTTTTCTTGCTTTTGAATTTTGGAAATCCCGGCTTTTCTCCGTTTTTCACCCGGCGAAAGAAATTCTGGTAAGCGGTATCAAGATCGCGTATGGAGGATTGCAAGGCGGTGGCGTCGACCTCTTTGAGCCAAGACAGCTCCTTTTTTAGAGAAGTCATGTCTTTGGCACACTCATAGTAATTCATGGTATGCCCGTCCAATTTGTGAGCCGCATTACGGCAAGCAAGATAGTGGTTCCAGACATACCGGCAACAGCCAAAAGTCCGCTGAATTTGCTGTTCCTGCGCCTTGGTCGGGTACAGGCGGAACTTATAGGAATATTCCATTGTACCACCCCCTACACGGTTTTCTGGTTCTCGATGTACTTCTTGATTGCAGACAGCGGAGCGCCGCCGACAGTAGATACAAAGTACGAATTTGTCCACAAGGACGGCAAGCGCGACCGCAGCCACGGAAACTCTTGACGCAAAACACGGGATGTTGTGCCTTTAATCAATTTGATGGCACGATGTATCCCAAACTGTGGGCCTACTTCAATCAGCAAATGCACATGGTCTGGCATGACTTCCATCTCAATGAGGGTGAAACTACGCTCAACGCAAATCTCTTGAATTAGAGACTTTAAGCGTTCATCAACCCCGTTGACCAAGACCTTTCGGCGGTATTTTGGACACCAAACCACATGATATTTGCAGGAATAGACCACATTGCAATTACTCTTATAGTCCATGCAATTATTATACCACACGGAGGTGTCTAATGCAAGATGAAAGGACGCGACTTATATCCCCATGCCTAAAGGCAGGGGTTTTACGCCGCGATTTCATAAATAAAACGCCTCGAATTCGAGGCGTTTTATTATTTCTTTATTTCTTCCGACCCAATGGCCGACCTATACCCGGTTGGCGGCAGTCATCACAGTATGTATACATTCGCTTCCCGTCCGGTCCTTGGCGGTGATTAGAAACTGACCAGCCAGAATCACGGGCAAAGGTTATCAGTTTTCCCATAGTAGTGAATTTCGTCGTAAGTAATTTACCACAGTTCTCACAAACGCAACCAGCTATAAACACTTAAATCACTCCTTATTTATTCGATAATGCTTTATTCCGGCAAGACATGCAAAGCGCCTTACCTGTCTTTTCTACTGATATCCTGCGCACAGTTTGCGATATCTCAACGCCACAATTTAAGCACATATACGGACTAGGCGCGCTTCTGACATTTACAGCGCCAGAATTGCCGTCAGAAGGTTGCGAAACGTTCCGCGCTTGTGATTGCCCTTGCGGGGACGGTTGGACGCTTCTAGGGGCAGCCTGTGCGTTCTGTACAGGTTTTTGAGTATATTGTACAGGTGCTTGTGCCGCTTCCGGGTGCTGCTCTAGATAAGACGCTTTTAAACTGGCCGGATAGAAGAAACGGCCGTAGCCGTGGGCGTCCAGAATAACAAGTTCTGTAATCTCTCTATCTTCGTTATAGGCGATATGTCCAACGTGGAAGCTTACCCCAAACGCGACCTTAATTTTTTTACCGTCTATAGACGCTTCGTTCTGGGCCAAGTTAAATGTGATATTCGGCGCTGTATAAAGTTCTCGACCAGAACCCCAATTTACAGCGGCCCTCTTGAAGCAGTCAGACGCACGGCCTTTTTCTGCCTGATAGTTGGACGCTACGCCTACATCTTCCTTGCAGACCCAACATTTTTTGTCGTGGTCCCATACCTCAATCGAACAGAAAAGCTCGTTGTTTATCAGCGTGTGTTTGCGCTGCCAGTTCATCGGGCCAAACATTGAATCGAGATACTTCATATCAACGCGGGCGTTTTTATAAAGCAGCAGCCGACATTTAATGTACGAGCTGCCGTTATAGTGTATCTCCCGCAAGTCGTCGATACGAACATCTATATCACTGGCTTTCAACAGCGGAAACTTGATTTCATCAGTCAAAATAATCACCTACCCTTTATTTGATATTTTGAGCTCAATGCCGTGATGATAGTAAGCCTCTTTAATTGCCATTGCGTAAACATCCGGCGGCGGGGAATCCTGCCCCGCTATGCCGTATTCTTCACACAGCTGACGGAATGTGCAGCCTATTTTTTCGTTCATCACAAGCGCAACAAACTTTTGGAGCGAGTTCACAACGTAGACTTCATTAGGTCCATAAGGCTTTTTGTTTTTATCCATGTGCCGAAGACATACTAACATCAGAACACCCCCAACACTAGAATCAATACAAACAGCCAGAATTCAGGTTCATATACACGACTTGGATTTAATATAAAAAACAATACATCGGCCAAAGCGTCAATCACACGCCAGAACGGCCGAGCGATAAAACTATCATAGGCCACGCACAGCAAGCCTATCCATATCCATTTTTTACTTACTTTATTCAAATTATTCACCTGCCTTTGATATGATTATACAACTTTAGTACCAAATAATCAAGAGGGGGTATAAAATAAATTTTAAAATATAATCCCGACCGACAAGCAGCCGAGATCATACCGGAGGAAGAATGAAAAAATGAAGGGAGAGAGGCAGACAAGTTAGCTACCGTTATTAATATAACACATAAAAAGAAAAGCGCCATTCTCCGAGTACGAACCAGAGATGGCGCTTTCCCCGTCTGGAACACCGCTTTATACTACCCTTGTTCTGGGTCCCTGTATCAAAGCGCAGACTAATTGAAGAACGATATATTTATTAGGAGTTGCACAAGTAAAGTTTAAACCCAAACCGGGACTGTGTCAACATAATTTTTTCGTACATGAGAAAAGCAGCGAAAAAACGCGAAAAACGGAGTAAAACAGAGATTAGCGGAGATTTCGGGATCTGGGGGGGAAGCGATGCGCTAAAATTTAAGATTGACGCTTCCGGCGGAAGCGACTATAATCAAAGAAGGCAAAAAAAATAGAAGCCGTTTTAAAATGCTCGCTAGACATTTAAAACTTCAAACCTTAAAACCTTAAGCTACATGAACTCGATTTAAAAAGTTGGGACATGTGGCCCGCTTTAGCTTTGCCTAAAACAAGGTAGGTTTATGGCTTCTGTAACTATTCTATCAATATCAACATCTATTGTCAACAATTATATAAAAGCGAATGGCGACTTTATCTAAAACTAAATAACAGAAACCGCTTAACAGCGACTAGGCGAACACAGACCTAGTATAAAAAACTGTTGGTCCTGCAATGTGCCGAGTATATAAAATCATTGCCCCGCATGTATGAGCGCAGATATAAGTACATGTGCTGTATAGGTTATGATAAAGGGCCTATACAGGCGAGACGGCAAAGGCCTATCGTGGTACCGTGTGCAGCGGTTAGGGAGCCATACCCTATAAATTGCACGGCTGGCGGCTACGGGTGCAAAAGCACGGGGGGAAAGCATGGAGCTAGGACGTAGAGAAGTGATGATATGCAGTATTTGCCAAAAAAACTATACAGCGACGGCGGGGACTACCTGTCTTTACTTTATAGAAAATCCCTTATTTACGCGATTAAGACATACTATATACTTGTCTTTTTCGTGGTAAGGGGTTTCTATGCCTACCAGCTCAAACAGGGACATCAAAAACCATCAAAGCCTGTGGACAAATGCACTATAGTGTATTAATATATACTTATGTAGATACACGCAAGGAGAGTGCAAAAGATGAATCAAGAGAGAAAATATGAAGATACTTTCAAAGTCCTGCCCAAGTGGACAGCAGGCAGAAAGTTACTACTAAAGAAGCTGGAAGCAGCTACACCGCTTAATCGGTTTATAATTAAGAAGATTTACAGCGAATACAGCAAGAAAGGTATTTGGCCTGCTGAACTTGCACGACGTTCGGGTGTAAGATATGGCACATTGTCCAAGTTTGAAGTAGGCAGAACAGAAACATTGTCGATGAAAAATATCGCTAAAGTTGCTAATGGCTTGGGAATGACTGTTTCAGAGTTTTTCGAGGGACTGGAAGACGAGCCGGGATATAGTGAATATATCGACAGGGAGAAAAATTTAAAGCAAAAGTGTTGACAATGTACATAGGGGGGTATATAATATAGGCAAAGAAAGGGGGAACAATAGACGTGCCCGAATAAAAGAATAATAATACAGAAGGCACGAAAAATATTAAGCTGTGATATAGCGGCTGCTATATTTATCCTGTATGGAATATGGCTTGTATATTTATTAGTAAGGTGGATTGAATGAAGAAAAAAGAGATGTTTTTGTTAGTTTGTCTGGCAATTATTATGCTGGCAGCAGCCGCAGCTGTTATCTCTTTTGGGTGGAGTTACGGCGGGGCACTGGCAGAGGCTATTGTTGAGCGCGACATATGGCGTTCAGGTATGATTGTGAGGTGATGTAAAGTTGCCAATGATAAAACAGTATGACTACGTAAACGCTTACTGCGTGAGCGTGGCCAACCGTGAAGACCTAGAAAGTGTAGTAACATTCGCTTACAACTACAGCGAGGCCAGAGCACTGGCGAAAAAGTTTTTTAAAGAGCGTGACAAAAGTGTAGGATATTCGCTTCTGCGAGCGCAGAAAATAATCAGCGACGTGCCGAAAAATCTTAATGGCAAGTTGTGTACCAGCAAAGATGATGAAGGATATCCGCTTTTAGAAAAAAACGGTTACGCTTTTGAGTAATCAGTTAGGGGGTCAGGAAATGAAAGGATTGGACTATTTAAGAATGTCGTTTGGCAATGTTGACGCTAAACTTCCACCGCTCAAGGAAGTAAAGCCGCAACATCCGCTTGGCAAGTTTAGCGACTATGAAGACGCTTTAGACGAACTTTGCATAAATGCTTTGGCAAAGCTTACGCCAGAGCAGCGGGAAATCATTTTCCGGCGTTGCAGCCGTAACATTAGAAGCTGGGAAAAGATGAAACACTTACATGCTTTTTTCGGAGTTGGCGGCTTTCACCGGTTTTACATTAAAGACTATGTTGGCGGCGCTGCAATGCTGCTTACCGGTGGCGGCTTATTAATCTGGTGGATAATTGACAGGTTTAAGATGAAAAAGAAACTTCAAGAATACAATTCAGACATTGTTATTCAAGCGTTGGACGACAAAGGTTATATCTAAAAATTGAAAGAGGTGTAGTTGTGATTATTACAAGAGAAAATCTAAAGGAAGAAGCTTCAAACTTAAACGATGAAATTTTAAATTTAGAGAAAAAATATGGGGTCAACATTATTGCACTGGCACAAGTTGAAAGTTTGGACACGGAAGAAGTAAGCGGCTATCTAGTCATGGCTAACCGTGTAAGTCTCGACAGGTGTGTTAATAGCGTTGTTCATTTAGTGCAGACGGCACAGGAAGGCTTTGGCATTAAACCAGAGATGTTTTTTGCAGAAGCAATCAAAAGAACAGTAGTTAATGAAAGGGCTTTTTATGATGTAGATGAAGAAGTCCCCCCCGAAAATGCGGGTGAGACTTTTAAGAAAATGCTGGTAAAAGAGGTTGCGAAAAATGAGCATTAATGAGACCAGACGGGAAGCGATAATCAATAAGATTAAAGAGCTTGAAAGATTTTTAGAACCCGAAGGCGCGCATTTTGTTCTACATCTCTTTACCAGTAAAGACGTCACAGAGGAAAGCTATAGTATTTACAATAACTGTAGTTTGAAAATTCTGGCCATGTCTCAAGCGAGAATTGAAAACTATATTGAACAGCTTGGTAAGATATCGCTAAAACACCATAAGGAAAACGTGGAAATGATGAAGCTTGTGGATAAATTAATTGAAAGCATACAATCTGGCAAAGAACTGTCCACAGAGCTAGAAGACGATATGATAGAACTATTGAAGGCTTTAAAGGCCGAACGAAACGACGCAGGCAGCAAGAAAAATTTATATAACTAATTAGGGAAGTGTATAGCAGGCCGCACAAGCGGCCTGCCTTGCTGCAAGAAAGGGGAATAAAAATGACTACTACCAACAGGATCAGCAGAACCAGAAGAAAGAGAAACACCGGAACATTAAATGTCAAGATAAACGCCTGCCAAGAGTGCGGGAACAAAAAGCCACTACTTAAAGTTGACAAGAACTTTTTCATCAAATGCGAAAACTGTGGCAAGGTTTTGTATGGAAGCATACAAGATGGCATATTGGAGATTGTTAAAAAGTGGAATGCGAGAAATAGCGGGAAATGATTAATGTCAGGAAGGTTAAGGCAGCAGGCCTATGTGATTGCTGTGATAAGAAAAAGGCAACATATGAAGTGTATTGCCGAATATCTTTAGGAAGTTTTTTTATCCCAAGCACTTACAAAAATAGTCAGATATACCTATGTGAATCATGTCTGAAAAAGCTTTCCGGAAAAATAGCTAAACAGCTACAGAATGAAGGTGATTGAATGTTTAAGGATGAAAGAGTTGTTGCAGAAGGTACAGTATTTTTTTCTATTTACGACGGGGATGACCCGGAGAAAAAGCCCATATTAAAGTTGAGTAGTAAGAAAACAGCTAAGGTTATAACAGCGTTACTTAACGCCGACCGTGAGCAGAGATGTAGATTTTCGCTGGCGTGTATGGACGCTGCTAAGAGACTTTATTGTTGTCCAGCCTGTGAAAGTAAGGACGTAGAGAGAGTTATGCTGCTGTGTCATCCGCCTATTATTGATTTAAAGTGTAAAAAATGCGGGTGGCGGTCAAGGTAAATTGCATTTTTGACAAATTGCAATTTCTGACGCTAGTCCTCTGCGAATTGTTTTTGCACAAGCTCCTACGATATAATAAATAAAAAGAATCGTAGGGGGCTTTAACATGGCTGAAACGTGGAATAATATAAGATATGTTTTAGATAGATTTTTCAAGGTCGATATATGGGCATATGCCGTAGTGATATGGACTTTTGGAAACGAGATTTTTGGCCCGAACTTTTGGGGCGTTGTTATATTAGCGCAGCTGATGATAGTCTTTGATACCATACTTAAATGGGTGTACTTGAGTAAAAAGTATATCCATGACACGTATCAGCCGGAAGACCCGCTAGAAAACATCAGCCTGCGAAAAGCTATACATTACTTTTTTAAGAGTGAAACATGGCAGAAAGGCTACCTAGAAAGCCGGGGCTTTAGCCGCATACTTGAAAAAATGCTGCTTTACAATGCAACAATCATCACAGCCTTTTATGCCGCCAAAGTCATACCGCCCATACATGCATTGGGTATAAATCTAGTCGCTTCCGACATTCTGCCGGGGAGCGTGTCGATGGTTATTTTTATGGTCGAAATGACCAGTATCAACGAGAATCTAGTTGAGCTGGGCTATAGCAGCATAGCTAACGCAGTCAAGCGTGTTCTTGACTATATGTTGGATAGAGTGTTTCCGAAAAGGGGGAATTGATATGCAGATAAGCCGCGAAGATTGCAAGCTGGTGACGCTGACAGACATTGCAGCAGAGGCTAGAGCGTGTTCGGCGCATACCATAACTGGACACTGGACAGCTGGCAGATACAAACAGTATTTTAACGATTATCACCTGCTGATAAATGACGAAGGCGAAATATTAATGCCGAATGGCGTTACATTAGACAGCGTACTTGCGCATACCTATGGTCGCAATACCGGAAATATAGGGGTATCAATGTGCTGCTGTCTGGACGCTATCATTTACCGGGACGGCAGTGTTAACTTTGGCAGTGTGCCGCCAACGTTCGCACAGATTGACGCTATGGCAAAAATCGTCGCCGTTATTACCAAATGCGCGCCAAAAATGGCCCCGTTCGGCGTGACTGCGAACACCTTCCGGACGCATAGCGAATGGGCCGAAATGGACGGATACGGCCTGTATAGCGGCGACGCTGATATGCGCTGGGACCTGATAAAGCTGGAAGACCTTGGGTCGGACGAATACACGAAGCCCGGCGGCGACGTTATCCGCGGCAAAGCTATCTGGCATACCTTCAACAATCCGGACGTATATAACCTTGTGCAACCGTGATGAAGAAGAAGGGTGTGTATAACTTGTGGATAGTGTGGATAAAAAAGGCTTTAAGGACTATCTGTATTCTGCTTTGCCTTATCTGCTTACAGCCGCACTCGGCTTCTGCGTCGGCGCCTACGTCACCGGATGGCGGACGGGTGATAACGATAACGCAGGAAGAATTGACGAGCTTACAGCAGATATTCAGCGAATTGAGCAGCAGCAATCAGCTATCGCAGAAACGTTACAGCGAGCTGTTGGCGCTATCGAACGAGCTGAACAGCATAGTGCAAGCATTGCAGAAGGAATCAGCGAGCTTAAAGACCGAGCTGGAAACATCCAAGCAGGAGCAGCAGAAGGCGTTGGATCAGCAGAAAAAGACGGAAAACTTATTGAACAAGGCCAACGAATCATTGCAGAAGTACAACGCCGAAGTGAAGAAGCAGCAGCGGCGGCTAAAAGCTGAAAGAAATATTGCTATTGGCGTGGCCACGGCGGCCGTTATCATGGCGGCTTGTAAATAAAATCAAAAGGGAGAATGAAAAAACATGAAAGCATTATCTGTAGAGAACTACCAAACTACCCAAAAAGAAAGCCTGAAAGCTCAAAGCTTGGCTGAATGGTCCGTAAGTGCCTGCATGAATTCGGCGGTAACTATCCTTACAAAACCAGACCGGATAACGGCAGAGGAATTAATCAAAGCGCGTGATATGCTGGACAAAGCTATCTTGTCAGCCGTAGAACGTGACGCACTGGCCAAAGTCAATTATAAAATCGCTACCATGATTGTAGATATGCCAGATGAACAGGATCCAGAACAAGCAGCCGAAATATCTGTTGGCCCGGAATGTGTAGAAGAAGCAGGAGAAGAACCCGTAAAAGAGTGCGAATAATCTAAAGCCCCGGACTTCCGGGGCTTTTTTATGCAAAGTCGAAATAAAACTGTTGACAATATACAGAGGGGGGTGTATAATAAAAGCATAGAAAGGGTGTGAGCTATGGCAAGAAAAACAACAGTATATTTCTACGAAGGGGGCAAAAAGCGAATTATGACAAACGTGTATAAGAAAGAGTTTTACGTTGGCGGCGAAAAAATCAAAGTTGGCATTTTAAGCACTAATCCAGATGAAACATGGCTTATTAATGAGCTGGATAACATTTTGTGCGAAAAATGCGAGAATATCAACGGTCAACTGATATTGAATAATGAGTTCTTTTCTTTGGCGGTCCGCAAAGTTAAGGAGATTTTAAACTATCAGAACGAAAAAGCAGATAACGAAGAAAACCCGGTGTATTACAAATTTTACAGAGACGGGTACAATGGTGCGATATGGATGGTGTGACAACAGTTATAGTATCTGTGATATTATCCGCACTGGCGGCACTCGTCACGTGCGTATTGCTGGCAAGATTTGATGTCAACGGTCGCATGGCCACCGCAAAAAACGGCGGCCAGCAATCTAAAGCCGTCGGGCAGAAGCGGGAACGCTATATATTATACATTCCCCGTAAAGGGTACTTTTGTTTCGTCGAAGAAGATAACCGCCCGACGTTCGCCATGTCGCGCCGCGACGGCATGATAGAACATTTTGAAAACATGAAAGAGGCAATGCTGATTGTCAGCAGGCTTAAAGCGAAACGATATCAGATTTTAGACGTCAAAGGTAACGTGGTAAAGAAAGGTGGATAACATGGCGGCAGAACCTTTTATCTTATGGGGCGTATCTATAACCGTAAGCATAGCCGCTGCTGTGCTTTACTATAAAGTCAGGGGGCGTTAAAATGCTTACGTTTCTTACAGAAAGGCATATCTGCGTTTATAAGCACGATATAGATAATGCCTTGGGAAAGTACAGAAAATATATGGTAGGTGAACCGGAGCTGATGAACGGCGCCATAAATGAATTTGTAAATGCACGTTTTTTTATACAGGCATTCCTTGACCTTGGCGAAATTATGGCGGTAGTTTACTATAGGCCTATCGAGCGTTTTAGCCCGTGGACGCCGTGGGACGTCACTGTCTGGGATAAGAACATGAAAATTGTTGCCGGGACAAGCTGCCTTCCTGCCGCCGCCGAAGTAGAGCGGTTTTTGACGGATGCCATAAAAAAATACGGAAGAAGGGTAAACTATGGAGATAAGCGAAAAAGACATTGAGTATTTAAAATACATGGAGCGGACAGATTTGTTTTACCGCGCCATGCCAAAAGATATAACGGACGAGAAAAATCTTATCTATGGCCAGCTGGTACAGTTTGGCAAAAAACTGTATATTGTAAACTACGAAGACTGGAAAAGGCGAGGGGCGACACCCTTCGGAAGTCCGGCCGGGGCAATGGGTATATACTTCGGCGAGTACGCCATTGAAGTAGACCCGCTGACAGTCCAAAGATATACAGGCGTCTATGCAAAGAACCTAAATTCTGCGCGCATTCCGCTGTTTGTCGGAGACTATATAACCCAAAATATCGAAGGGGAAACATGCTTGTTTCGCATTGAGGTAGATTTATTTGAAGGAGTTTTCAAAGCGGCGGCAAAAGTGCGTCTGCCGCTCCCGCGCAAAGAAATTGAAGATGTGATAATCGTTGGCAACTACTGGGACGACTATGATACATGGGAGCGTAGGCTATGGACAGGGGCAAAATGATATACACCGAATTAAACGGCATTCGTGACGGTAAATCTTATGGCGTGTTTTACAGGTATCTGCACAGGCGCATGTGGAACTGGCTCGCCGACATGCACGGACGAAAGCATAAAAGGGACTGGCCAGAATGGGTGACTAATGGCGGCATGGTGCCGATGGCTGAAAGCTACTGCTTTGCCTGTGCCGCCACGAATTCATGCAGTAACTGCCCGATTGAATGGGGCTATATGGATGTTGAAGATATGTTACCAGATATACTACCGTCTGGCTATAAAGAACCTAAATTTAGTTTTAACACTTGTGGCTCATGGATGGCGGCTTATACATATACTGCTTGGACATATGACCGTAACCCCGGCTGCAGCGAACGTATCGCCAGAGCTATAGCCGAAGCACCGATAAAAACCAGCTATCGCGGGCGCATACTCGAATACGATAGCGACTATCTGTCATTGAAAGGAACGTTATAAATTGCGGAATTGTTTAGACTGTTTTAGATTACATAGACATGAAGGAGTAGTTTTCTGCCCGTTTCTGGGCTTGTCAGAGTGCATTTTTGGGGCGCACTACATCCCGGCGGACTGCATAAAGCCAAAGCAGGCAGCGGCAGCAGCCCCCCCGACGATTCAGGAGAGTCCGGCTGTAAAGGCCGTTGAGCAGGACAATGAAAGAAATTACAACGAGTTCAGGGAGCTTGAAAAAAATCCAGAGTATAAGCCATTTAAAATGCGTACTATATACCCTTGGCGGGAATTGCATGACGAAATATTTAATCTGATTCGGGCAGGCATGATTTATAAAGACGTTGCCGCCAAAGTGGGAGTACCGCCAGAGAACCTGAATGGCTACGTTTCCCGGTATAAAGTAAGAAGCTGATAGAAAAAGCACTGTGAGGATTTCTCACAGTGCTTTATTTGTTTCACGTGAAACATTGCCCGTCAATCGAGCACGTTTCTATGACGCTTGAACTTGTCGTACACGTCCCATATGATACTATCTTCGTCATTTTCGACGACTGAAAGAACGAGGACAGAAAACGGATTATCGTTTGTATAGCGCTTGTGAATGGCGGTGCTGATGATTTGGCTATCATTAGCAAACGCTACGCCTTCTGCGCTATCTGTGATGGCCTTGTACAGATTATCGTTGTCGGGCTTAACTATGGGGTAAGCTGCGCGCTGGTCGACCAGCTCCCGAAACTTTTTTGTTCTGGACGCAGGCACGGACAGGAAGCAATATAAATCAGCCCGAAGCGGCGTTTTCTCCTTGAAGAAACCTGCCTTGCTACATTCTTCTTGAATGCGCAGGGTGCAATATTGGCGGTAGGCCTGCATTTTATTACTATAGCGGCCAATACGTCGGCCGCCGTTAGTCCAAAACTGCGCCGCCCTTTCCTGCGGCATGGCGTTGCCGCCAAGAACGATATAAACACAATCGGATTTTTTTAGTTGTTTCATTTGTGGGAACCTTCTTTTTTTAGTATTCTTCTTCCAGTTCTTTCAGCGCCTGCGGATTAAGCTGAATTTCTTTTTCTATTAAGTGGTCAATCGTGACGTTAAAAACTCTGGCCAGCAGCATGATGTAGTAGACGTTAGTTTTAAGCAGTGACCTTTCCCCGCGCTCGTAACGGTCCAGCGTTGTGGGACTGATTCCGGTCAAGTCATTTAGTTCCGTGCGGCTATAGCCGTATAACTCCCGGTAAAAGGCTATAACGCTGCGGCACTTGGTCAGGCGTTTCGGCTCAATGGTGATATCATATTCCCGCAGCATTTCGGGGATATCATCAACATTGTTGTCTGTTATGGTCAGTGTGCAATCCCGGCGGTTGGTGATAGTCACCAGAACGTTATAGCTGTTGTTTGAAACGTTCAGGCGGTTAGAGTGGGGGATAAATGTAAGCTGCTCATTAATGCGATTCATCAGGCGAGGTATCGGCATATAAAGAGTATCAACTAATGAATGCGCGAATTCGCTTGCTTCTGCAAAGTCCTTGCAGGTGTAGAGCTTGTATACCATACTTCCGGCAGGACGATTAGTAACTACGACGCTGCACCTTGACCCAACGTTTAACAGATAAGCCCTACAGGGCGGGAAATCTGCCTTTCTGACGCCTTTTATAACGTCGGCGCAGGTGTTATAGCCTATGCAAGCTGAAAAGTCTGACATGGCGGCTAATTGGTCCGCTATAGTCTGGCTATCGGATAGACCGAGCAGGTCGCGCAATTCTCCCGGCTCATATGTTTTACAGTTCATTTTTATCCCCCCCGGTGCTATCTTCTTCAAGGCCCTTGAACGGATTGAACGAAAAAGCTATCTGGCAGCGGTTTACCTGCGTGTAATCGTCGAGAAACTTCATCTTCCAGCCGAGATACAGGCGGACCCGGAACCACGGGCAGTATTGCTTGCAGTAGTAGAAGGACCACGGGGCGAGAAAGCCGGGAACATAGCTAAACCATTGCTCGTTATTAAGTTCCTTGATTTTCCGCAATACTTTGACCTTTGAAAAGTCTACCGCCCGGCCAGTGACATAGTAGCCAAAACCGTAGGCGTTGTTGCGCATAAGCCACAGCAGGCGGCAGAAATAGCGCTGCACACGTTCTTTTGTGGTGAAGTCGTTATACCAGAGCTGTACGAAGCCGGGACGCATATAGCCGTCGCCTTTCATTTCGTAATGATAAATATAGTGACTGTCGAAGTCATAGCGCAGGAACTTCGGGACGACTTCGAGCACCTGCCAGCGGATATCAAGGGGATTATCATAGGTTTGCCATAGCTTGAACACTTTAGGCAGCTGCCCTTTTTCGTCAGCAAAAATGACGACAAACCAGTTAGTTAAGTAGCATAATACGGTAAAAATCAGGTCAAGACACACATACAAAAGCCAACTCATTACAAACACCGCCTTTTAAAAGTTATATAACAACATTATAACATGTATAGTTAGAATATTCATAATATCTACTCTTGTGTTATAATGGAACAAATAGACAGATGTTTCACGTGAAACAATAAAGTGGGGTGAAGATGTTGAGAAAGAAAAAAGAAACGCAGCAGATAACGCCGGAAGCCATAGCGGCCGAGCTGGAAAAAGTAAACCTTGACGCTTCGACTCCGGAAGAAGAAAACAACTTCTGGGAAAAATATGAGGAGCAGCAAGAAAAGATAGAAAAGCAGCATAGGGGGCGCGTACGTGTCTCCCAAGAGGATACCAAAAAAGGCGGCTCACCTAAAGAGGATATAGCGACGGTAACCAAAATCAGACCGGGGTACGTGCGCGTAGCGTCCGACCAAGAAAAGAAATTCTGCCGTGAGTACATGAAGACCTTCAATGCGAAAAAAAGCGCGCTGGCGGCAGGCTACGGCGATACCTACGCGGCTAAACGGGCGTATATGATACTGCGGCGCCCGTGGGTACAGACGTATCTTAATGAGCTTCGCGAAAAAATCGAAACGGAAGAAATCGCCGACGCAAACGAGACCTTGTTAAATCTTACCAGACAAATGCGCGGCGAGCTTGTCGAGACTATCGAGACACTAAACTATGCCGCCAGAGGTCAAGGACCAGATAAAGAATACGTTTTAATAGGTAAGACCGTGCAGCGCCTTAGCCTGCACAGAGCAGGCACAGAAGGAATGGCCAGATATCATAAGCTGTTTAATGAAAAAGCTGTGAACGTCAATATCACGCCGCAGATAGTCGTTGATATTCCGGGGGCGCTTCCGGCGGCAGAGAGTGTACCTGTCCAGCCGACCATGAGCGATGAAGAAATGGAGCGCAGAGCTGCGGAACTGGCGGAACAAATGGGAGTGACGGGAGAAGATGAATTATCAGAACCAGACACCGGAGACAAGGCTTAAACAGATAAAGCTGACTGACTGTATAGGTCCTGCGTTTTATGGCCTGTACCACGCAGTAATGCAGCACTCATATACATATTACTGGCTATGCGGCGGCCGTGGCAGTTTCAAGTCGTCGTTTACCGCCATAGTGGCCATACTGCTGCTCATAAATAACCCTGCGGCGCATGTAGCTGTTATCCGGAAAAGAGATAACACGCTCCGAAAAACTGTTTATGAGCAAATGCTGTGGGCTATAGAAAAGCTGGGACTTACTGAATTTTTCATCGCCAGACTGTCGCCGCTTGAAATCATCTATAAGCCCACCAGCCAGAAGATTAACTTTTTCGGACTTAGCGACAGCAACACCTTGAAGTCGATTAAGACATCCAATGGCTACTATTCCGTGCTATGGTTTGAAGAACTGGCAGAATATGACGGCATGGAAGAAGTAGATAACGCCCGTTTATCGTTCATGCGTGGCGGAGATAAATTCTGGGTGTTCTATACCTACAACCCGCCGCAGTCATTAAGCAGCTGGGTAAACGTCGAGACGCAGAAAAAGACCCCTGAAAAGATAGTACACAAGAGTAACTACCTGTATGGCCCGGCCGAATGGGTAGGGCCGATGATAGTAACGGAAGCGGAAACGCTGCGTAAATTCTCACCCCGCAGGTGGCGGCATGTGTTTTTAGGCGACGTTACCGGCACTGGCGGCGAGGTATTTAATAACCTCGTCCTGCGTGAGATAACGGACGAAGAAATTAAGAGCTTTGGCAATATCAAACGCGGCCTTGACTTTGGTTTTGCTAATGACCCGCTGGCGTACATGACGGGCAACCTAGACGTTGCGCGGCGAACGTTATACATATACAACGAATACTATCAAGTACAATGTCCACTGTGGACGCTTGCAGACCATATAAGGGAGGAAAACCCGGGAAATGAGCTTATAATATCAGATGTAGAGCCCCGAAGCGTTCACACGCTTAGAAGCTATGGTATAAACGTGAGAGCGGCCAAGAAGGGACCCGGAAGCCGTGAGGCTGGATACGACTATTTAAGCAAGGAGCTGCTGCGGATAGTCATAGACCCTAACCGCTGCCCGAATGCTGCCCGTGAGTTTGCTAACTATGAACTGAAAAAAGACAAAAACGGGAACTTTATAGCAACATATCCCGACGGCAATGACCATACTATAGACGCTGTAAACTATTTATGCCAGAACAAGGGCGCTTTGCGAATTTCATGATCAGGGGGTAAACAAAGTGAAAAAGAAGCAGTTTAAACCGCTTAATATCCGCAGTACGGAGCTTTTAAACAGAAGCAGAGTAATTAGTCCTACGTCTGTAAATGAGACGCACAGAAAGGCGCTGAACGTCATTAATAGCGGTAACAACAATAACATCTTTATTGAACCGCGACTGGAAGACGTACAGACCATGTTCGGTATCCCGGAGACTATGGGGAATCCGGACGCAACCGCACAGGCCGCCAACGATGAAGCTATTAGCGCCTGTCATAGCTTGATACTTCACACCATGCGTGTATTGGGCGACAACGTTTATCCGCAGTTTCTAGGCTATGGCTATCTAACGGCGCTGACACAGAACCCACTTATTCGGACAGGCGTAGAGATGATAGCCTCTGAAATGACCGAAAAAGGCTGGAAACTCACCACGGAAAAAGAAGAAAGCCGGGAGAAGATTAAATTTCTTGAGTTGGAGTTAAACCGCCTGAACGTTAAAGATATGTTTTATAAAGCCATCTGCAACAATGGCTATATGGGCGGGTGTCTTGTTGGAATAGACTACGAAGGGGAAAGACCAGAAGACTTAGTAAACGCGATACCGCTTACCGCCGATGGCCTTCTAGGTAAGAAAATCAAAGGCCTGCGCCTGCTGGAAGCCTTCAATATCTCGCCCGGGGAATATGATTCTACTAACCCGATGAGCCAGAATTACTACAATCCGCAGACATGGTTTGTTATGGGCGTACCTATTCACCGCAGCAGGGTATTATACTTTTCGCAAAACGAGCTGCCTACGCTGCTGAAACCTGCTTATAACTTTTTCGGTATTCCACTTGCGCAAACCGTCTTAGATGTAGTTTCTCACTTTACCGAGTGCCGGGAAGCAGAAGCACGTTTGCTTACTAAATTCAGTTTGACCATATTCAAAACAAACCTCAATGCACAAATTCTTTCCGGTGCTGATTGGGCGTCTATAGACCGCCGGCTAAATCATTTTGCCAAAAATCGGAACAATGACGGCGTGCTCCTTATCGACAAGGAAGAGGAAGAAGTAGATGTAAAGATAACGGCTTTATCTGGCGTTCGTGAAATCGTATCGCAGGCGATGGAGTTTGTGGCGGCAATGTTTCAAGAGCCAGCAACTAAATTGTGGGGCATTGCGCCGCAGGGCATGAACGCTACAGGAGAAAGCGACCTTGAAAACCATTACAAGCACATCAGCAGCCAGCAGGAAAGGCAGCTTAGAAAGCCGCTTGAACGGTTGGTAAAGATACTGCAACTCATTGAATACGGCGAAATTGATGAAAGTATCGGCGTCGAATTTAACCCACTCTCTGAAAAGAGCGAGGAAGTAATGGCTACACTTCGACGCACTCAAGCCGAAACTGATAACCTCTATATAGCTATGGGAGCATTGGCACCAGAGGAAGTACGCGAGGAGCTTAAAACGCGTGATAACAGTCCTTACAACCATTTTATGGCTAACTTTGATGTAGAAGATACAGAAGAACCAAGCGCAGACTATAGCGAGATGATAGAGCTGTTAAAAAACGTCACGCCGCCAGAGAATAGCAGTCAGGGGTGAGTAAATGGCCAGACGCAGAAGGACAAGACGAGGGCAGACCTTCCTGCCGCCACACGTCTTTAATGCAGGCATACAGCAAAGCTATGCCCGCGAGATACGCCGCATTATCCGCCCCATGATGAAAACAGCTATCCCCTATGTCTTGAAGAACTACAAGAAATTTCTCAAGGGCGACCAGCTGGCGTATGATATCACCATTGAGGGGCAAGAGGTAAACCTTGACGAGCTTCTGGCGGTACTGCGGCGGAAATTCCACCAGTACATTATGGACTTCAATCGGGAGCGGGCAGAACGGGCGGCTGTACGCTTTATCAACAAGATTGATAAAACCAACAGGGCGGCTTTAATGGCGGAACTAAAAAGGGTAGGCGTGGCGATTAAATTCACGGTAACACCAGCTTATGAACGCATACTAGAAGAAGCTGCCGAACGGAATGTAAACCTTATTAGGACTATTGCCCCGTCATTTTTCGATAAAATCATCAAAAGCGTGTATGAAAGCGCCAAACGTGGCCGGGATATGGCAAGCCTTTATCAAACGCTGCTAGACATTGAAGGTGTTACAGAGCGTAAGGCGCAGCTGATTGCAATGGACCAGACGAACAAGGCCACGCAGGAGCTAGAACTTGCCCAATCCCGGGAGCTGGGTATAAAAACTGGCACATGGGTACATATTCCGGGCGAGAAAACGAGCCGTAAATCACATGAGGAGATGGACGGCAAAGAATTCGACTTGGACGAGGGATTGTTTGACTATGAGGTAGGCAAAAAAGTGAAACCGGGCGAGCTTCCCTACTGCCGCTGCACTTACAGACCAAACATCAGCGAACTGCTCGAAACCTAGTAAATACGTACTACAGGACTTTGAATATACACTTTTCTGCTATAATAAGGGAGAAAAGTATTGAATTTACACGTACTGTAGCAGAAAGCAAATGTAGATTTGGGGTAGACCACCCCCCCGGGGATAGGATTTACACCGTTTAAACTGTGTGCATAGTTTGCTGGTAAAAGTCCAGGAAATTGCGCATAAATACCTCAAAATTATTCATGCAAGTTAAGAGGTGATAAAGTGGAAAAAGATAACAATTTGACCTTCGACGCCGCCCCGTCAGCGCGAAGGATAGATGATAACGGATATCTGCACGTATCAGCCTGCCCGATATCCAAAGCCTGTATCAATCCTTATTATGGCCGGGAGATACCCGGAGCCGCCGAACTGGGACTTAACCCCACGGGGATATACTACGGCTACCGTGACCCGGACGAGCTGGCCAAAGCGGCCGAGACTTTCAACGGCCTGCCGCTGCTGCTTGAACACCACTTCGACAGCGCAGACGAGCCGCAGAAAGAGCACCGTGTAGGAGCTACCGGGACCGATACCACGTTTGACGCGCCGTATCTGCGCAATACCATATCAGTGCAGGACGCTGACGCGATTGGAAAAATCGAGCGTGGAGAGTTTAAAGAGCTTTCATGTAGCTACCGTTATACGCCTGACTTCACACCGGGCGAGGTTGACGGCGTAGCGTATGACTTTATAATGAGAGATATCAAGGGTAATCACGTTGCCCTTGTGCCACGTGGCCGAGCTGGTTCCGATGTGGCCGTTGCCGATAGTATGCCCGCTGGGCTAGCTATAAACAATACCCCGAAAGGAGAGTTAAAAGAAATGGCAAAATTTAGAATTACCGAGCCAGTGCAGCGCTTTAAACAACGCCGCGCAAAAGCTTTGCACTCTGTTCTTGCAGCTGACGCTGATTTAGGAATTGAAAAGAGTGAGACCGAATTGGGCAACTTACTCAAAGCAATTCAAGTAGTAGAAGCGCAAGTAGAGGGCGGATATTCTCCCCGCGATGTTGGTGTTGATATCGACGAAAACGCAACCGTTGACGAAATCACCGACAAGCTTTTCCCCGGCTTGGAAGCTGCCGCTAAAGACAAAATCCGTGCTTTCCTGCTTAGCTTGAAAGGCACCAAAGCAGAGGACGAAGCCGCCGAAGCTGTAACCAAACCTGCCGCTAAAGACGACGAAGGCAAAATGACTTTTGCAGAAGGCGTCAAATATGGTGAAGAACTGGAAAAGAAACCCGGTGAACGCGAAAAGCTGGATAAAGAACATGAAAGCGAAGGCATGAAAAAAGCCTTGGGTGAAGACGACGAACTTTCTGAAAAAATGAAAGATCCTGCTTTCAGGGCAGCGTTTGAAATGGGCGTTAAATACGGCGAGAAACGCGAAAAAGCCGACCCGAAACGTATCGACCGCGACCACGAACGCGAGGGCGAAGAAAAATACTTGGCCGAAGACGCACTGCCTAGCATTTTGGCGGCAGAACGTAAAAAAATTGAAGCAAGTTTCCGCGAACGCAATGCTGCCGCTGAAACCTGTCAAGCATTCTTAGGCCGCAAAGTCGACCCGCTGGCTTATGATAGCGCAGATGATATCTATGCTGCTGCACTCAAAGCAGAAGGCTTCAATGTTTCTGAGTATTCGCCTGCCGCCTATAAAGGCATGGTTGACGCACTGCGCAGAAGCAAACAAACTGAAAAATGGGGCGCTGGCCGCGTTGCTATGGATTCCGCAGTCTCCGTACCGGACTATCTGCAAGGCCTGAATAAAATCAGCGTTCGATAAGAAAGGAGCGTAAAAAAATGGCGTTTCAACAAACTGTAAACACTTACCCCGGTATTGGTATTCCGGGCGCATATGCAGCTATTAACCCTATCGTATCTACCGCCAAAGGCTATGTTGCTAGCGCTGCCTGCAACATCGGCGGCTTCGTATGGGCTGACGCAGATAAAGAAGGCTGCGTTAAACCTACCGGCACTGGGCGCCCTCTGGGCTTTGCAGTGCGCGAAATCACCAACCCGCTGGGAATTGATGCAGAAGCTTCTAACACCGTTCCTGTCGGTTATCCTGTATCTGTAGAGGTAAAAGGCGATTTCTTTGCTGTTACCACTACCGCCGCAACTGTCGGCCAGAAAGTATTTGCTGTTTTAGCAGACGGTACTATCAAAACCGGAGCTGCGCAAGCAACCGTTGAAGGTGCCGTAGAAACTGACTTTGAAGTAATTCAAGCCGGTGCTGCTGGCGACGTAATTATCATTTCAAATTGGCGTGGGGCTGTTGTTCCTGCCAGCACTCCGAGCGGTTCTTAATTTGACCGTAAGAACAAAAAGAAAGGGGAACAGTAAAAATGCCAATGAACATTGACCAACAAGTAGCACTTATGCGCGAAAAAGGTTTTGTATTTGATGACCATTATAAAATTCGTGGCATTATGGCTAACGACGCCGACATTGAGCGTTTGGCCTACGACGCCGCAATGGTAACCGAACCGAACAGCGGTGTGCCTGTAGAATTTACATCTTATCTTGACCCGCGTGTTATTGAGATCCTGACCGGTCCTCGTAACTCCCGCGAGATTTTCGCAGAGGTTAAAAAAGGCGACTGGACTACATCTTATGCACGTTTTGAGGTCGACGAAATCACCGGAGCTGTAGAAGCTTACACCGACTACGGCAATGCTGGAATGGCTGACGTCAACCCGACCTATCCGGTCCGTCAACAATATGTATTCCAAACTAACATTCGCTACGGTGATCGCGAATTAGACTATGCAGCTAAAGCACGTTTGCAATTAGCAGCACGGAAACAACGCGCCGCAGCTACCACTATCGACATCGCTCAAAACAAATACAATTTGCTGGGCGTCGAAAATATGGAAATCTACGGCCTGCTGAACGAGCCTAACCGTCCGGCTGCTATCACTCCGGGAACTGGTGAAGGCGGCAACACTTGGAAGCTCAAAACTACTAAAGAAATTTACGCAGACTATCTGTTGTTGTTCCAGAACTTGGCTAAAAATTCTTTGGGCCACATCCGCAACGACAGCGATTTGATTCTCGTAACCTCTCCTTCTTCTGCTGTTGAGCTGGGTAAAGCAACTGACTATAATGTATCCGTTATGGACATGATTAAACGCTATACCCCGAACATCAAATTTGCCCAACTGCCGGAACTGGAAAACTCCACCAGCAGCACTGTGCTGCTCATCTGCCGCAGCATTAACGGCGAGCCTACTGGCGAATTCGGTTTTTCCGAAAAAATGCGTGCTATGCGCTTAGTGCCTGAAACTTCTAGCTTCAAGCAGAAATTTGTCGGCACTTCCTACGGCTGCATTTTATACAGACCGTTTGCCGTTGCTACAATGACTGGTGTATAATCTAGGGTAAGGGAGAAAAGAAAAATGGCGAGATTGACGAAGAAAAAAACCGAAGCTGCGCAAGCAGCAGAAGTAGCTACCGAAACACAAGAAACCTTAGCAGCAGAAGCGGCGGCAGAGGTCGCCGCCGAAGCTGTGAAAGCCACGGAAGAAGCAGCAGAGCCTACACCGTATGAAGCGGCGCTTAAAGAAGCCGAAAAGCAGGCGGAAGAAGCAGCCAAAGCGGCGGAAGAAAAGAAGGTCAAAGCACAGTCTATCAATAGCGCTAACCGCGCTGTTATTGATACCTCTGACACTGTGACCTTATGTCTTAACTATCCGCAGGACTTAGAACTTGCTATCCCGACTTCTAAAGGCACTATTGAACGCATTATCCTTCGCGGGAACAATACCCACTTACGAGGCAAGGAAAAGGGCATTAACCCTGTCGGCGCTTATGGCGTAACTCCTAACGTCCCCCGTGCAGCTTGGGAATGGTTCTGCAAAAACTATCCGGAATTTTGGCTAATCAAAGAACATTTACTGTTCTGCGCTACTAAAGACGACAAGTATAGCGTCGAAGCAGAAACAGACGAGCGCAAAGCGCTTAGAAATGGCTTTGAGCCTGCCGCCAAAATGGCAGGGCCAGAGGGCAGAGAAGGTTCAGTTACCCCGGCAGAATAGGGGGGAACTACTATGTCTAAAGAAGACAACATTGTTGAATTCGACCTTGAGGACTTTAAAGCAAAGTATCCGTTTATCACTTTGCCGGACGCGCAAATCGAAAACAATTTCGATACCGCCACTTATTTAATCAACAATGGCCCCGCTTCGGCAGTCCAAGACTACGACGAGCGGGCAAAGCTCCTTGAACTGATGACCTGTCATTTATCCGAATTGCAAATGCGCGGCCCGCTGGCAGTAGGCAACGTGGCAAGTGCGACGGAAGGTAAAGTGTCCGTTTCGTATGCCGTGCTGGCGAGGCCAAACTGGTACACGCAGACGCAATGCGGCTTCCTTCTTTGGCAGCTTATGCAAAAATATATCAGCGGGGGCCGTTGGTACAATGGGCTTTCATGTTGAGTTAAAAGCTGGCGGCGGCAGCGGGGAATTGCTGGGCAACTTTAAAAGAGTTGTCGGCCAGCTGGCAAAGCAAAACCCGCAGCTGGAAATAGGCTTTCCAGAGGGGTCAACGTACCCGGACGGGAAAAGTGTAGCGTATATCGCCTACATTCAAAATGTGGGCCTTGGCGGCGTTCCAGAACGGCCTTTTATGCAAAAGACCGTCGAGGAAAAAGGCAAGGACTGGCTGGGCTTCTTGGAAAGAATATTCAAGGGGCATATCATCGAACAAGACATATTTGTTCGAGCCTTGCGGGCACTTGGACCGTCAGCGCGTACCGATTTGCAGATGACTATTCGCAACTGGCCGCCGGGAGAGCCACGGCTTAACAAGCCTGCTACGATAGCGGCTAAACGGCGGAAGATGAAGAACGGGAAGTCTTTAGGGGTAAGTAACCCGGAACGGGCACTTATTGACACTTCAACAATGATTAATGCTGTTAGCTGGCAGATTGCCAACGAAAAATAAAGGGGAAATAGCAGATGTTAGGGATGAATTTACATGCTATAGTGAGAGGTTCAATAACGTCGGTACACCCGGACGAGACAGTTACTCTTTATCAGTCTGACGGGCAGGCTGTGGCGTATGGGAGAGTGACGCCGTACTATAAAGAGCCAATCACGATTGCAGCGCAGATTCAGCCGAACGCTGAAGACTCCCTTGACCATAGCGAAAACGTGCCCGATATGCCGCATACAGAGCAGATGTTTGTTGACAGTAGTCAGCCGTTGCCTGTAGATGGTATATCGCGGGTGCCGCTATGTAGGACAGGTGATATCATCCAGCGCGAAGATGGGACCTACTGGCACATCTCCAAAGTGCTTGAAGACTGGTCAGCACATGCAGGGTGGGCGAATTTTGAAATCACCCAACTTGTGACGCCGCCGGTACTACAGACACGGCCAGCGCCGGAGCCAGAGCCTGACCCGGAAGAACCCGACGAAGGCGAGGGAAACTAAATGCCTGTATCTGATGTAGAAAAAAAAATAAACGTCGCAGTTACCGAGTTTCTGTTAAAGTACATGCGGCCGACGCTTGACCCGCAGCGCGTGTTTGAGGGTAACCAGAACAACATGGCGCTACCCGGCGATGAACGGGAGCACACATTGTTTTACTTGAGCCAGACGCGCCGTATAGGGACAAACACAGGTGAAAGCCAAGTTACCCCGGAAGGTAATGTTATCACGGCCACATTACGGGAATACGTTGTAACTGTTGATTTTTGCGACACCGATATCGACCGTTCACGGAGCAGGGCCGAAGGATTAGAAACCTTGAGCCGTAGCGCCTATGCGGCCGATTTTTTTCATAATAACTATGACATTGGCCTTTTGTACGCTGAAAACATGGTGTATCTGCCTTACGTAGACGACACTAATCAGTTTATCAACCGCTTCCAAGTCAAACTGCACCTGTCTATGTGGTCAACATATTCTATCGAAGTCGAATACTTCGAGCGGGCAAGTGTGACTAGATTGGAAAACGTTGACGTACATCACCCGCCAACAAACTAATTAAAGGGGGTATCTAATAAATGGCTATTCCTGCAAGTAGACTTGTAAACATCACGCCGCGCGTTATTTCTTCTGGTTCCACAGAGTTAGAACTTGCTGGCGTTCTGCTTACTAAAAACGCTATCATGCCGTATCCGCTGCTTATGGGCTTTACTGGCCAGCAGGCAGTAGGCGAATACTTCGGCTATGACAGCGACGAGTATCGTCTTGCGGTTATTTACTTCTTAGGTTTCACGAACAGCAGCAAGAAACCTAACACGCTTTATTTCTTCCGCCGTGCGGATGAAGCTATCGCAGGCGCCTTAATAGGCAGCCAAGCACTGGGAGTAACCGACCTGCAAAAAATCACAGAGGGCGGATTTACTATCTCTGTAGACGGTACGCCGATAACCGTAACCGGGCTGGACTTTTCCAGCGCCAAAACTCAAAGCGATATCGCAGCTTTGATTCAGGCAAAAGTAACCGGGACAACAGTCACTTTTAACACCAATCAGAAAAATTATCGCATTGTCTCCAATACTACGGGCAATGATTCCAGCGTGACCTATGCGACCAACGGGACCGATGTAGAAGCTTTGGGAACAGACGTAGCCACTGCGTTGGGCTTGACCGCCGCTGTTGGCGCCGTGGTAAGTCAAGGCACTGCTGCCCTGACACCTACCCAAACCATGAACGCAGCTGTTAAACAGTCTGAAAACTGGGTAAGCTTCACCACTGTATATCAAGCAAGCACAGAGGAAGCTTTAGAGCTGGCAGCGTGGAGCAACAGCAACTTGAACAAGTTCCTTTATTGCGCATACAGCATGGACGCTGGGCAAATTGCTGGCGGTGATTCTTCCTTGCCCGGCCAGCTGGCGTTCAACGACTATGAGGGAACTATTAACACCTACGATAACGGCGAGGTATCTGTGTTCGTTATGAGCTGTGCGGCTTCTATCGACTGGAACCGTGAACAGGGTGCTATCTCTTGGGCGTTCAAGACACAGAGCGGACTTGCTCCGACTTGCACCGATGACCAGACACAGGCAAGCCTGCTGAACAACAAAGTCAACTTCTACGGCCGCTATGCGTCCAGAAGTGAGCAGTTCAATATCTTCTATAATGGCGCTATGAGTGGCGGCAGCTATGGCTTCGTTGATGTTTACATCAATATGATTTGGCTGCAAAACGTTATGCAGACTGCCTGCCTGAACGGTATGCAGCAAACTCAACGCCTGCCATATGTAGACCGTGGCTATACCATGATTAAAGCATGGCTGACAGACCCGATTAACAGAGCGCTCACAAATGGCGTAATCGACCCCGGTGTTAGCCTGTCCGAAGCGCAAAAAGCGCAGCTGTACCAAGAAGCAGGCGAGGACATCAGCACCGAGCTGTACACTAATGGTTTTGTCATTAGGGTAACTGACCCGGCGCCAGAAGTAAGGGCAACCAGAGGAACGCCAAACATTTCTGTATGGTACACCTACGGCGGCAGCGTCAATAAAATTGAATTCCCGCTTACAGCGGTAGTATAAAGGGGGAAACTAGACTATGAGCAGCAACATCACATCTGCTAACGCTACGGCGGTTATGATTATTAATGACCTTTTCCCCGTCGGCTTTGCTGTTGAGGGATTCGCTACCGACCAAGCAATCAACCAAGACGAGGAAACACTGGCCGTCACCAGAATGGGCGTCGATGGCAAGTTGAGCGCTGGTTATACTCCGTCTAAAAAGACGGTGCATATCACTATCGAACCGTCTAGCCCGTCACTGCCATATTTTCAAGCGCTGATTGCGGCTTCTGAAAATCAAATGACACCCTTCGAAGTCAGTTTGATTATCAACATCAAGTCTATGCCCAAGACATACACCTATGTCAATGGCTATCTGACCACGGCAAAGAGACTGCCGGACTTGAAACAGGTGTTAGACCCTGTAACGTTCGCGTTTGACTTCGAAAAATGTATCTAATGGAGCTATAAGGGAGAAGAAAAATGAGAAAAACAATTACTGTTATGGTGAGAGATGAAAGACAGGGGCGCGACCTTCAATTTGAGATTACACAGTTTTCCGCCAAGAAGCAAGAGCGCTGGCTTATGCGGGCATTATCCCTCTTGCTTCACGGCGGCTTTGCCACTTCTATCAACGTCCCCGACGGGAAACCTATCACCGAATTAAAACTAGAAGACTTAGACTTTGGCAGTATAATTACATCACTTGGAAAGCTTGACGTAGACGACGCAGAAAAAGTGCTTGACGATTTGCTTGCCTGCTGCTCTTATGTGCCGACAAGCGGCGTCAAAACACCCTGCACACCCGAACTGGTAGACGGATTTATTGAAGACTTCCGGGTGCTGTGGAAGCTGCGCGTTGAAGCGTTTAAATTAAATTTTGATTTTTTTCTAGCCGCCGGCCAGTCCCCGACGAATACGATGGGCAAGTCGGCAGATATAGTTTTCTCAAAAAATACGTAAACGTATCTAACATGACCGCGCTGGTGATATCACAGCGCTTTGCGACCCTCAAAGAGCTTGAAACCTACTACAGCTATGAGGACCTGCTGGACATGTGCGAGATAATCTATATAAACAACATCAACGAAAACCTGATGTATAAGGACATGGAGAAAAAAGCCAAGTCCAAGAATTGAAGTAAAGGCGGTATATTATGGCTAATATAATTGATTCATTGCTGATAGCCGTCAAAATGGATAATACTGATCTAGATAAAGGACTAAAGCAGGCTGAAAGCAAAGTTAGCAGCTTTGCCGAACGGATAAAGGCGGGCGCGCTGGCAAAGTTTGGCGCGCTTGCTTCTGTCGGCTTCATAATGTCAGAGGTTAAAAACCTGACGGCCGTCGCTGATGAACTTGGCAAGATAGCTGACCGCATAGGCGCAGACGTTCCTAAACTGCAATCATGGGCCGTGGCGTCTAAACTTGCTGGCGGCAGCGTTCAGGCGTTCTATGGTACGGCCGAACGACTAGGCAGTGAGCTGCAAAGGATTGCCGTAACCGGAAAAAGCAGACTGCTGCCCTTCTTTGAAAGCATGGGCGTTGCTACCCTTGACGCCAGCGGGAAAGCCCGCGACGTGTTCGACGTATTGACCGACGTCGCCGGAGCCGTTGAAGGCATGGACAAGGCGACTTCCAGCGGTATGCTGAAACGCTTGCAGCTGGATGAAGGCACGATAGGCCTGCTACAGATGGGCAAAAAAGGTATGCAGGACCTTATCAGGTACGAGCGGGAACTTGGTGTATTTCAGAAAGAAGACACCGTTATCGCCGCCAACTATAACGACGCCATGGACAGGCTGACAAGAAGCCTAAACATGGTTTTCCTGCCTGTAATGCGGATGTTCGCGCCAGTTCTGACGGAAGCGGCTAAAGCGATGACATCGGCTTTTGCCTTTATGCAAAAACACAGCCTTGCGCTTGAGATTGCGCTGGCCGGTATAGCACTGGTCGTTACCGCCTTAGTCCTGCCGTCTCTGTGGAGCTTGTTTATCGCCATAATGACGAACCCTATAACGTGGATTATCGCCGCCATTGTCGGGCTTATCCTGATACTAGAGGACTTATATGTCTACGCCAAGGGCGGTAAGAGCCAGTTCGAAAGCCTGTGGAAGACGCTAGGCACGGGCGAGGAAGTAATGGCGGCCATTGAGGGCGCATGGGACTTTTTAAAGACTGCTGCGCAAATAGCGTGGGAAGTCTTAAAGGCCATACTAAAAGGCCTGTGGATGATACTGCATTCCGTGCTTGTGCTTGTGGCCGGGCTTGGTGTGGCGGCAGCGCAGGCGTTTAAAGCTATAGGCGGTTTTATCAACGACTACTTTATTACGCCGCTTGAAAACGCATGGAACACGCTGAAAAAGATTATTGACAACTTGCCCTCTCTGGACGGCGTCAAAGACTTTCTGGGCGGTCGATATGAGCAGTTCTTTACACCTATCACGCCGCAGCTGGCAGGTGCCGGAGCGGGCGGCAACAAGACACTTGAAATCGGCAAGATTGATATTCACACCCAAGCAACCAACGCAGACGGCATAGCCGCCGACATTGGTAAAGGCATTAATAAAAACAGCGGCCTGTACTGGGGTACTGCCACCGGGACAAGGGGGAACGACTAATGACAGTTAAGATACTTGACTTTCTAAAAAACGAATGGTCAAACTGGCTGCTTGCGGATACCCGCGGTACTACCTTAACTGACTTTTCGTCCTTTCTTGGCTGGCGGCTTAAAGGCGACAGCAATGTTACCTATGACCCGGTAGAAAAAGGCTATTTTGTCGCTTATAACAAAACAATAATGCCATTTGAAGGGACGGTTACGCTGGCCAAGTCCAGCAAAAGCCCTGCCGACTTGCAGAAGGTACTGGATACGCTGGAAGCGTTGCGGACCAGCACAGAGACGTTTTCAATCGTCACGCCGCTGCGCGAATACAAAAACCTGAACTTGTTGAGTTATGAGTATAAATTTGAAGAAAACGGCGCTACAAGCCAGCTTATCGTAGACCTTGCTTTAATTGAAGTCCGCGAGGTTGAAAGCAGCTACTCTGATGTTGTGGTAAGCTCCGGGGGCGGTGCGATTACTACCAGCGACGCCGAAAATCCTAGTGACACGTCGACGCAGAACACGGGCAGCAAGAACACCGAAGAAGGTAACGACGAGCTAACAAGTACGCTTTATGACATTGGGGCTATTGTAAAATCATGGTAAGGCGGTGGAAATATGGCGCTTAATTCTAATCCAGATAACAGCAGATACAAGGTTATCCCGCTTTCTGCCATACCTGACCAGAAGTTTAGCGTTACTCTTGGCGGCCAGATTTGTCAAATACGGCTATACTGGCGTTATGGCTGGCTGTTTGCTGATATCGACGTCGGTACTGATATAGTCTGCCGTGGCGCTATCTGCATGAGTAGTCAATGGATTATACAACAGCCAAAAGTAAATTTCAGCGGCAATCTGATGTTTGTCGACGCAGACGGACACGGCAGTCAGATTGAGCTGGAAAAGATAGGTACACGCTACAAGCTGGTTTACATTCCAGAAAGTGAGATTGCATAAATGGGAAGCTTTACTCAAAAATCAATCAGGACGACTATCACACTTCGGCAGGGGACGTTTGCAGGCGGCAACAATACTATCACCATTGAAGGACTGGCCACCGGGGCGACGATTGTTAAACCGGGCGGCGACGACAAAACGACGCTTGATTTATGGATAGCAGGCCTGCCGCCGGACGTAATGGCCACCGCCACTACTTTAGGCTTTATGCCACAGCAGTCACAGAAGAATTTAATTCTTGTCGAAGTCGGCCCCAATGGCGGGAATATGGTTAAATGCTTTGAGGGCGAGTTTACACTTGCATGGGCGGACTACACAGGCACGCCTGATGTCAAGTTTCGCGTCAGCGCGGCCAGCGGGATTTACGCCGCCCTGCTGCCTTCTAAACCGACAGGAATAAAGGGCCGGGCGGACGTTACATCACTGTTCCAGCAGTTCGCCACAGAAGCAGAGTACGTTTATCAAAATCAGGGCGTATCTGGCCAGATATCGAATACCACGATAAACGGCAGCCCGATTCAGAAGATATACAAGCTGGCCAGAATGATTGACTGCGAGGTATTCATTGAAAACGGCACAGTTACAACCATTCCGAGCGGGGCGAACAAGACGGGCAACGCCGTTGTTATCTCTGCCGAAACCGGCGGCCGCGGCTACCCGTCTTTCACGCAGGACGGCTTAGAGTGGTCGTCTATATTTGATAACAACATCGACATCGGCGGCCTGATAGACGTGCGCAGCGAGGTGCCCAAAGCGTCGGGGATATGGAAAGTAACGAAGGTTACGCACAATCTCGAAGCTTATACCAGCGCTACAGCGGCATGGAACAGCACTTTTTCAGCCGTATTTGTGCAGAACAATCAGTATAGCTAGAGAGGTGAGGAGACATGCCAACTACGCCAGTTAAGCAGCAGCGTAACCCGACCGCTGTACAATCGACCCGGACGCCGTATTCCGGGAATTCGGAATATAACCAGCTGGATTACTTTATTCGGTCGTTTATGGGCGGCAACCTTTACACGGCACTCCCGGTTATCGTAAAGGCCGTTGAGGCGGGCGGAATTGCCCCCACAGGGCGAGTTGACGTCTTGCCCTTAACTTGTTCTATGGACGCAGAGAACAACGTCATACAGCCAGCGCAGATGTACAGTCTGCCATATCTGCGCATTCAGGGCGGCGCGGCGGCAGTGATTTGCGACCCGGTTGTTGGAGATATCGGCCTCGCGGTATTCGCCAAGCAGGATGTTTCTAACGTCGATGTAGGTATCACCGAGCCGGTGCAGCCGGGTACATTCCGGATGTTTGATATCTCTGATGGCTTTTACGTTGGCGGCTTCCTGAACAAAACGCCAAGCTGTTATATTCAAGTCCTTCCGGACGGCAATATCAACATCACAGGACCCACACAAGTCACTGTGAGCACGGCTAACACCCTGATAGATAGTAATACTACCATTACGGGCAACTTGACCGTACAGGGCAATATCAAAGCACAGCAGCGTCTTGATGTAACAACAGGTGCTTCTATCGCCGGTATCGAATTCGGTACGCACCGGCACACTAATGTCGAAAGTGGCGACGGAACTTCTGGCGGTCCTGTTTAAGCTGTATGCATAATTTGCAAGTAAAAGTCCAGGAAATTACGCATAAATACCTCAAAATTATCTATGTAGATGAAATGGTAAAAATGGCCTATTTTGACATCTCGAAAATTGAAAATGTCAAAATGGGCTGTTTTTGGTATAATGGGGGTACATGATGGACATATTTTTTATAACGGCTGCGGCTGTAGTGATTTACGGTATCGCCTATCTGCTGGAAACAGAAACCTTTAAGGGGTAGCGTAGTCCCGGCTTATCAAATGACAAGCGGCACCAGCAGCAGATATATAGGCTATAACAGTGTTGATGATAACATAGGCACATTGGAGCCGAATACTATTACAGTATTAGCGTCAGAGCCGAATGTATTGATAACCCAATTCGCGGCACAGACGCTTTCAAGAAACATGATTCAATTCGGCTTTCAATCCAATCAGTCTAGCACACCGTTTAAAAGTATAAACCTTGTTTTCACTTTCCCCGAATTATCGTTACCGGCCGTAAATTTCCACTGGTACGATATGACACCCGGGGGACAAACATATTACGTAACTGGCACAGACGCCGGAGCCCCGGAGCTGTGGAACTGGATAACAGGTAACCCCGGCGAAATAATAGGCTTTAACGTTAAGGTTGTTAGTATATGAAAGGGTGATGTAACGTGTTTACTAGACGCTTGTTTGTAGATGTGGGGGGGGACATTGCCCCACCGCTGCCTGATGTAGATACTGACTTATGGCATACAACGGCAGAAGATGAAGGCGGTTTTTACGACACGTTTGATGTTATTATCCCGGCCGGCGTAAACGTAGTTTACGTAGGTGGCGGAATAAACGGCAGCATAGTTGGCGAGCCTTGCTATTGCAGTATGTATTCAAACTTTAGCGGTAAAACATGGTTTAGCGCTTCGGAAACAGACAGCGCAGGCGCTACGAAGTATATCGGCGTCACGCCGCTGAAAACTTATCGTATCACGGTCTATTATGGCAGTGAAATAGACGGAACAGGCGGCAGTGCATTTATAAGATATTCGCAGCGTATAAATGCCGTAAAGCCGAACTTGACTGACTACTAACGAAAGGAGTGACAAGTTTGTGTTTACTAGACGTCTCTTATTCAACGGAGCTGGGGGGGTAACGTTGTAAATCACGATTATGGGCTTAACATCGGATATTTATATAATGTCGAGATGGGCGCATATACACTAGGATATTTTACATCGGGTACTGCAATGGGTAGCATAAACCCTAACACGTACCAAGATTACCCAATAGTAGCATTCGGACTAAATGTATTTATTGTATCAAATACAGGTCAGATTATGATAAACACTTTAGAAATTGACTTAACGGGTGACACAAGAAGCAAGTTTCAAGCACTTAGTACGGTTATAGGCGGGTCGACTTATAACCTGTCAAAAATATCTTACACAAGCGGGAAGACGCAATACTATGTAGAGTTAGGGCAGAATCAGACGTTGTTTAATTACCTAGACGCTCGCAGAGGTCAAACAATAGATGTAACTATAAACAACAGTTAGGAGTGAAACTTATTATGCTTAACCGCAGATTGTTAGTTTATACATCTGGGGGGGGAAGTGGCCCGCCCACAACATTAGAATTCGACATAGATCAGCCGGGTGGCAGCAGTCTTTCCGGTGCCACGATAACAATAAGCTATAACGACGAAACCGTTACGAAAACCGCGGATAACAAGGGCTTGGCCGTATTCTACGAAGTCCCGACGAATATAGACATACCGTATACTGTCACCGCTTTTGGCTATGAGGATTACACAGGGAGCGTCAACATAGCGCCCGGTGAATACGGCTTGGTTAATATAGTAATGTCGCAACTCCAACCACAGGGAGAAGAAACGTTATTCGTTGGCTTGTGGGGGGGAAGTAATTACGGCTGGACTTATAGCCAAACTGGTGATTTCGTTGGCTGGGAAGGTATGACCGTTCAGAACTTCCCGCAGGCAAAAGCAAACCTCAAAACGCTTCAAACCAACGAATATAACAACTTCTTGCTCAAGTTTATGGATATCGACCCGGCTGTTAGCAAGCGTAGGTTTACGCTGACCTGCGAAATTCCGGGTGCTGGTTTTTCCATAAACGAAAACGTTGTGGCTAGTAATGACGGGAAAATAGCTCAATACGCCTTCAAGTCGCCGCCGTCATTGTATGAATACTTCAAAGCCAACTACGGGAAGTGGGTAGTAGCTAAAGTGGCAATAAACATTCAGAAATGGGGATAACTATGTTAAATAGACGATTGTTAGTTTATACATCTGGGGGGGGAAGTGGCCCGGCAAGTTTGGTGATAACCGTTATCGACTATGATACAAAGCAGCCTGTGGCAAACGCTATGGTAAGCTTGTACGACGAATTCAACGCCTTTATAGCGAACCTCGGTTTTACAGACAACTCGGGGGTAATAATGTTTGCAGATTTTACGCTGTCGCCCGGCGGCTACTGGTTTCAAGCCGGCGCAGCAGGCTATATGATGAACAGAGTTTCGTATACGGTTTTGAGTGAAGCGCCTATTAATGACGAGATAGAAATCGCGATTCAGAAACCGTTGATACCCCCCGACGAATAAAACCAAATACAGGGCAACACCCTGTATTTTTTTTGAAATATTTCAAGAAAACTGTTGACAATATACAGAGGGGGGGTATATAATATAGTCAAGAGGTAAGGGAAACACCTCAAAGAAAGGGAGTGAGCATATAGTAACAGGCAGTGAGAAACAAATAAAATGGTACGAAGAAATTTTAAAAGAAGCCTATGACTATCTGGACGCAAGATATAACCATAAAATAGCAGACGAGGTAGAAAAACAGGCAGTAAGTTTAGTAAGGGCCGAAATGGAAAAGGCACTGAAAAACATAACCGAAGCCAGCCAGCTGATTGACAACCGCAGATTGTTTTCACCCGAACAGCTTAACCGCAATATTTGCATGGTAAGAGAGTATTTAAGAAATCAGAAGTAATTAAAGGGAGTAAATATAAAGGAGTTGGAAAAATGAGAACAACCTATAAAGAATACGGCTGTACTGCCAGTATCACGGACAAACAGGACGGAACAGCGCGCCTTATAGTGCGCAACCAATACGGCCAAAAAGTGAAAGACAGTATCCATAAAAACCGTGCCTGCGCTTTGGCAGCATGGCGTAGAATGTGCGATTAAGGAAGGTGCAGAAATGAAGAAAAAATTATTAGACTACATCCCTAAAAAATATAAAAATGCCGTGGACGAATTCTATAAAGATTCGAGGGGCTACTGGTTGATTCTTAATGATGGCTATATCTTAGAAGATTACTATGGGGCGCATGTTATCCATGAGGATACTATAAACGGCACTTTAACGGTCCTGCGTCAATGTGTTACAAAGGAGTGCTGCGATGCTAAAATTTAAAAAGGATGGCTATGCTCGCCATGATAGCGGCACGGTTTACAAGGTTAAAGACATTTCGCCCAATCCTTATAACCCACAGGTATTGCTGGTAAGCCTTGTAACCGGGAAGCGAACTTATACGCGGGCAATTCAAACCGACAAACTGGGCAACGAGTTTGCCCAATATGGGACAGGCTACGGCAGGGATAGGAGTTTTTCTTCTATCATTGTTCCGATGAATTAATGTACAGCAGGGCTTCTGCCCTGCTCCTGTTATCTTGAATAGTTAAAGGAGTTTTTATGTTTGTAATTTATATTGAAGAATACGGATATTACGAGGGTGAAATATATCGAAATGACGGCGAAACTTATCCTTCCGCCGAATTGCAAACCGTCGATTCTCCGTTTATAAAATCGGTGCAGAGAAGAAGGCTATTGAGCGTAATTCTAAAGCGGCAAATGAGTTTGTTAAAAAGTTGTTTGCTGATCTTGCTGCCGGTAAAACATTTGGTGAGCTACGGCAGCCAATAAGCGATAAAGTTAGAGCTGCAGCAAAGAGGATTTTCCCTGACGCCGACGATAGCTTCTTGCAGCGTAATTACAACGATATCAACTTCATCGCAGACGTTGACCGAAAATGCGCTGCATGCATTAACACTGTTGATTGTCCATACAGCGGACATCAACCGTTTTTGAGGGTAGATAAAGAAAGCGGATTTACTTATGTGGTAGCTGATCGTGAACGGTGTTATAAATATCATCCGTTAGTGCCTGATGTAGTACCAAAACGGTCAGCATGTCGTCAAGGTGATTTAGCTAAAGTTTAAAGGAGCGGTAACTATGAAAAAGTATGAGTTGACAGCAGAGTTTATAGAACAATGGGGCAAGAAATTATTTAGGATTAAGGCTTTAATTAGCTTTGGAAGTGTTGAAGCTGGTGAACTTGGTGGATATGTGGAAAAAGAAGATAACTTAGCGCAA